TATCAATATTTCAAGCAGGGTTTGATAGGCCTGAGTCTTGGTGTAGATCTTGGTGTAGGTCTATGTCTTGGTCTAGGTCTAGGTCTATGTCTGGGTCTTGGTGTAGGTCTTGGTGTAGGTCTTGGTCTAGGTCTGGGTCTAGGTGTAGGTCTTGGTCTATGTCTTGGTCTATGTCTGGGTCTTGGTGTAGGTCTAGGTGTAGGTCTTGGTCTAGGTCTGGGTCTAGGTGTAGGTCTTGGTCTATGTCTTGGTCTAGGTCTAGGTCTATGTCTGGGTCTGTCGATAGAGACGAAGACGGATAAATCTACTTAATATTTAATAAAAATATAATAATTAATTTAAAAAAATAAAGGCGTGTATTTTTACGCCTTTATAAATGAAACATATATTACAAACATACAGAAGGAACCAACGAATGAAGTAACGATAAAAAAATACTTAAAAATGGTTAATTAAAATATTTACATTATTTCTTTTTGACTTTTTTCTTCAGTTTTTTCATTTCTTTTTTTTCTTCTTTGTATTCTTTTTCTTCGTGTTTTTTTAACATAATATTCATTGCCTTCTCTTGATACATTTTAGACTTCTCCATATGTTTAATTACTCTAGCTTTTTCAGATTCTTTCATAAAATCACCTAATTTGAAATTGATTGATATTTTATCATTTAAAATTTAAAATACAACATAATAACTCTTTCATGGGAAAATAATGAAAATTATCAAAAAAATAAAACAGTTTTTTTGCACACATAAATATGGAAAGTACTATGGATACTCTCAAATATGCTCAAAATGCAAAAAAATATCAACAATCTCCATAAAAACAATCATATCAGAACTGGACAAATAAAATGCCATTAAAAAAAGGTAAATCAAAAAAAGTAATATCAGAAAATATAAAAACTGAAGTTAAATCAGGGAAATCTCAAAAACAAGCTATTGCAATAGCATATTCAAAAGCAGGAAAATCAAAAAAGAAGAAAAAATAATGTCAAACTTTGAAGAATCAGTTAATCGAGTTCTTGAACATGAAGGAGGACTTGTCGATAATCCTCTAGACAAAGGAGGCATAACAAATCATGGAATATCGTTAAGATTTTTATCAGGAATTCCATTTAAAAGAATGGTAAAGTATTTTAAAATTTATGACAAAAAAGATCTAACACACCTCATTACCAACATGAGCATTGAGACTGCAAAGAATATTTATAAAGGAGAATTCTGGGAAAACAAACTATTTGAACAGATAGAAAAACAAATTGTTTGCAATTACTACTTTGACATGTCCATTAATCACGGAGAATCTCAATCAACAAAAATAGTCCAAAGATCTTTGTGGGCAGCAAATGAAAAATTCGAAATTGTAAAAGATGACGGGATATTTGGATTCGAAACATTGAAACACATTAACAGGCAACCAGCATACTCTCTATTGTCATGCATGATGTCAGAACGATCAGGATTTTACAGATTATTGGTAGAGAAAGATCCCTCTCAGAAAGAATTCTTAAATGGATGGCTAAAAAGGTGCTACAAATGAAAATACCAGAAGAGTTAATTGATTTAGTTAAAACAGTTTCTCCAATTATAGCAACAGGACTTGGATCACCAATAGCGGGGATTATTTTAAACATTGTTTTAAATGCATTTGGAATAGATCATAAAAATGGGGAAGAAAATATTTCAGAATCAATATCTAATGATCCTGAGTATATATTAAAGCTTGCAGAACTAGAACATCGCCACAAAGAAGAATTATTAAAAATTCTTTCTGATGACATTTTAACTATTCTTCATCTTAAAAAGAGCATTTAGTATAATACTTCTTGGCCGCTCATATAAGTATATGTGGGCGAACCCGAAGTATTTATGCTGCGTATTCTTACATATGATCCCGCTGGCACTAATGCCGATATCTGCAGGCAAACCGAATGCGTAGGTTCTGCAAGACCACCAGATTGACCATTGGCAATTCTATTTTTTTCTATCCACGAACCTGCAACCGATGTATTATTAGGATTTACTTCTATTACAACATCACCTCGCGTATTTATTCCGCATCCTATTAAAACACTATATGATGCTAATGAAGGACGCGTAGCACTGATTTGCCAACCGTTTGCCGATGCTGCTACAGTTTGTATTGTTCTGGTTGCTGAAGATTCTGAAATATTCGTACCAGAAATAACCCTACCTTTAGAATCGATCGTAGTCGAATCGTACGTACCTTCTGTCCCCGTGTTCGATAAAGTTAGTGCGATTGAAGTTGTTCCTGATCCCGTCGCATCTCCTGTCGCAGTTATAGTTTGATTTCCTGAAATCTTAGTATTTATCTGAGACTGTAATGAACTTATATCTGAAGTCAAATTAGTAATTTGAGATTGTGATAATATAATATCAGTAAGAATCAACTTAGCTGCTTCAATGCTAGCGATGTCAATAGCATTGATTACTATATCAAGCGTCCACTGTCCGTTATTTAAAACTTGAATTTTTGAAGTCATAAATTATCCATAAACAACAAAGGCTGGTGTTGTGGCAGACTTTCTGTCTTTAAAAAATCTCGTCGTTCCAGGCAATATGATAGGACTTGGAACTCCTGATAGAGAATGATTTGTTCCTGAAGCTAAAGTAATCGTATCTGTCATACTCAAATTAGTAATAGAAATATTTTCAATGGCAGTATTTGGCGGTGGGGATCCTAATCTAGTATTCAAATCAGATGCTGTTGGCAAAGTTAGAGTTATACCGCCTGCACCAGGAGTGCTTTTGATAACTTTATTTGCCAAATCATCTGCTGTAATTGTCGACGTAGTATTATAAGTCGATTCAATAGCAATAAATGCAGCATCATCAGTATAATATGCATTATCAGTAAACAACGTTAAATCATCAAATTCAACAGGAGCTGAAAAAGTATTATTCCCAGTATAAGTGTTATTAGCTGAAAGCTTTGCGATATCACTTAAGTCAACTTGCAAAAATCCGCCAGTTAATTTGAAAATAGGTGGAGAAATTTGAGTTAACGTAAATTCAACTTCAGCACATGCATTTTTAACAATTATCGTATAAATGCCAGTTACTGGAAGGTCAGTGTCTGAAGAAGCTAAGGTTATCTTTACACCATCGGTTGCTGTTATGTTAGTAAATTTCGTCTTAAAAGTCTTACCGACATAAACTAAATTCCCTAACCCAGCAAATAGAGTAGCTGCTGTTGGAAGCGTGTAGGTTATGTTAGTCGTTGGGGCACCAAAAATACTAACGCCCAATAACTGAGCAGCAGTTAATGTTGATGAAGTACTAATAGTCGAAAAACTTGTTTTATCAAAAACCGTCCCCTCGATAGCAAATTTAGGAACTTTCAATACCGCTTCTGTTTGACTATAAATCCACTGTCCATCTCCGCTAGCTGTAATAGAATCCCCTGGTTGACCCCTTAGCAGTGTTCCTGAAAAACCATTTGCGTCTGCGCCTGATCCTCCAACATCATTAAATATCCCTGAGCCTGGATTACAACTATTACCATGAACAAAATTATCACCGTCTGATCGAAGAGTAGCGGTATACCTAAAATTATTGAAATTTGAAGTTGGGGAACCGTCAGCAAATCCATTATAAGTATCAACACCGCTCGAAACATCGGTTAATGATATTTGATTACTAGAATTCCCTGAAATTAAATTAATAGTTAATGGTACGCTTTCTGCGTCTCTACTGAATGAGATTCTTGTACCAGACGGCGAATCGTCTTGCCAATTTAGTTGATTAAAGTTACTTCCATTTCTTGTTGTAATACTCAAAAACTGTCCAAGATCTCCCGCGAGTACTTGAAAATCTGCATTAAATACTTTGCAATTATTATACTCAATATACAAACTATCTGAGCCACTTAAACTCACGATGTGCGGAGAAGATTGCATCATGTCGCAATCTAAAGCATAAACAGATCCGGTATTCCCAGTAGAATTAGAGTTAACAATATAAGAACCGAAAACGTTAGTGCTATCGATTTTTATGTTAATTGGGTCTGTAATAATTAACGCACTTCCAGTTTCAAAAGAACAATTTGATATTTTATGCGACACTGCCACTGAATCAATTATTTGAAAAGAATCATAGGTTTGAATATCAGTAAAATTAGAAGAAATATCATTTGTAAAAGAACCAAAATCTAAAACTGTCCCGGCCGGATTTATAAAATAAAATCCATTGATCTCCATTGAACAATCTCCGATTCCGACAGAAGAATCTAAAGATAAAGTGAAGGGCGAAGGAATTTCCCATGTTGTAGATGAAGAACCTTCTCCTATAATCGATATATTCCCCTTTAAAGACACGCTTTGTGTTTCTGTAATTTTTCCAGAAAAAATAATCGTATATTGTTTTGTAATGGAAGCATCAGTTATTTGTGATTCAGCATATGCGACGGTTTTATATGGATTATAATAACTTCCATTTCCTGGATCATTTACACCATTTATCCCATCGATAAAAACCAAAGTCGGCGAATTATTATTGGCTATTAATTTATTAGAGACTACCGTATCACCATCTATGTTTACTTCAAAATTCGTACCAGATGAATCTCTAACTTTAAACGACGACTGAGTACTGCCCTCTCCGACTACCGCATTGCTTTCTGCTTGATCATGTCCTATAAAAACTGTCCCGCCAGAAGCAAATGGATTTATTCTTAAGTCACCCGTACGACCAACAATCGTATCAATCGCCATTGATCCCGTTATAGAAGGATCATGTAATGGAGCTTTGTTAATTAAGTCTACTATCGAATTTTCTATTACTCGCGATGAACCATCGGTTTGAAATGAACCAATCCCTCTAAAAGTATCATAAGGAGATGTTAGCGTTGGTGAAACGGGGCTTAACGATGCAGTAACTCTTCCAGGGTTTACTTGCGTTGAATCACCAATATTATAAATATAGTATTGTGAGTTTGGATCAACTGTTCCTGTATCAATACCATTAATGCCAGTCACAGAGGTATCTAGATCATTACTTCCAGAGTAAATATTATAAAGATTATTAGAGTCTAAAGCAGCTCCCAACGCCATATTGATCATCGTGGTGCTTACATAAGATACATGCAATCCGAACCAGTACCCGAAAGGAAGCATTATAATTGCACTAGAATCATCAATAGTAAGTTGTTTGAATATTTCAGAATATGCAACTACAATATTTCCAGATCCGACAACGGTAGCAACATCATAAGTAGATCCGCTATTTCCAACTAATATTTTACCATGCGACGGAAGATCAGGCGTTCCTGTTCCGCCCAATTCGGGAGACAAAGGAGACGTCAAAAGTTCGTCTATGAATCCACCTAAAATGCTCATCAACAAAGGAGAGGTTTGAGTTACTACAAAGTTTAAGTCGAATGTTGATTTTTTTGGAACGATTAAGCTAGGCATCCCCGTTATATCAAAATCAGAATTAACTAAAGTAGATATGAAATCACTAATATTTGGAATTTGGCATGGAATAGAAGAGTTAACCGGAGGTGATCCCATCTGCGCATATAACAATGCTTTGGTTGGAAGTGTAAACTCTTGAAGCTCATCTGCCGGGTCAAGTTTAATCTCGCCATTATGAATTTGTAATGCAGAAATAGCTGATGTCGTTGTTAATGTTGCTATTTGTTTTGATGATATGAAATTTTTTGTATAGTTATCTCTTTGAAGCCTGGATTCTTTTGTGCTTAATACTCCAGGATCACAATTCTCATATAAATCAGTTGATTTTTGAACCGTTATCGGAGGAAGCGCGCTAATTTTTTTCGACATAACCATCCCTTCTAAATTATTCTGTTATTCTAACGTCCCCATCTTCTGTCAATCTGGTTTCATCATCCTCTGTTATTCTTATTTGTTCACCAGGAGGAAGACCGCCATTCCCATTTCCAAGAAGGATAGAAAATAAAGGAAACGAAATTTTGTGCAAAAAATGCATAATTATCCTTTATAGCTTCCAGCCCAATCCATTGGTGTAGCTGTAGTTGTGTATGTAACACTGTCGATAATGACGGAAGTTGCAATCATTTTAGCTGCTATTGGGTTATATCCTAGAACAGCATATGGTTTCCACATTGGATCACCATTACTGTTATAATAAGCAATACCGCCCTCCGTTCCTGTAGTTGGTATCGTTATGTAAGTGCTAGTTATAGGCACACCATTCCCATCTGTAAAAGGAACATCTAACGTAACAAGATTTGATATTCCACAAGTAAATCCTAGAGTAATCATATATTCCCCGCTTATGTTCCGTAGTAAATCACGTCATGCTGTATGTTATTATTAATCATATCACCTTCTATTGCCAATACCATAGTTTGATAACAGTCATATCCATGTGATGCAAAATTATGGAGAGGCGAGTCCTTATAGACACCTTTCTTTGAATCAAATTCTTTTGAATAATTGGACAAACATTCGACCAATCTATGCGTTTCTGTCTTATTAAATTTTGTTCTATAAAGCATTCTACGAGACGATTGTATTGCGTTAATTTTGCTAGATGGTTTTGGAACTATCTGTATTTCATACCCTAAATCTCTACCAAAATCTACTATATTTTTACCGCTTCCAACATCATGTTTTTGACCATCGTGGGGGACAAAAACACCGTCAGATGAAAGGGACAGTCCTCTTTTTATGCAGAACGACTCGCCCCATCGAATGTAATACTCCAATGGCTTATTATTGTTCTCATGATATCCAATAATAAATGGGTTATTTTGATGGTCAAATTGCACAAGAGCGCAAGTATTTGTATCATTCCACCCTAAATCCATGAACATTCTAACTCTTGAATGCGGGATTATTAAATCATAAACCAATTTACCATCATTATGAATCATCGACATTTCGTTAGAAAAATAAAGAATTTCATGATTGGCCATTACAACAGAATAATATTCCTGCTGAATCAAATATTCAGGCATTCCTGATTTTCTGTCTTCTTCAATCATTTCATCAGTTATATAACGATGACCATTTTCATCAACTAGAGTCTCAATGCTATCGATCCTGCAATACCATGCTGGATTTTCTTGAACCTCTTTCATGTATGCATATGCATGATTCATTCCATTGAATGTAGTTTGAAGAATAAACCACCCATTATTTTGCCTGAAAACAGGCATAAGAATATTTAAAACACGAGGGTCAGAAAAAGCATATTCAGAAAAAACAGCGCCTCTAACATTCACACCTCTTAATTTATCGGGATCAATATCTGATCCCAATATCTTAATAACGGATCCATTGATTAATTTTATTGTCATTTCTTGTTGATTCAAATTTGAAATGAATCTTTTTGGAATCATATCAATAAATTTCAAACCATTTCCATCAGGAAGCATTATCGCGCCATCCCATAGAACAATTCTTGCTCTGACATTTGTGGGATATATCATAAGATATAGACCTGATGTTTCCAAAGCTGCTTGAATTAATAAATTCCAACTCTCAACCTCTTTTCCAGCTCGGCGAGGCCTAACAAGAAAAAAACGTTTAATTCCATCAACAAATAATTTTTTTTGAACTTCCAACTGGTACGGTCTAAATTTAAACATTGGCAATATCAAATTAGCACCGTCTTGAAACTGTATTTTCAAATTGCTTTTTTCTGTTCTCGTTATCACATAATTCGATGACTGCCTAGACAAGGCAATTTCTTTTATTTCTGACAATTCTTTCTGAAATGATCTAAAACTCATATTTTTATTATCTTCATAACAACCGCCGACGGCTGAATAATATTATGAGGCTGATTTAATCCTGTTGTATTTAAAGAAATATTTCCCGATCCCAACGTTCCTGAAGCATATATTGCATTACTCCCTGTATTCGTAACAATACCACCCCCATTGGTTGTCGTATGGGTATGCGCAGGAATTTCAGCAATTGTTAGCGAATGATTAGACTCGCCACCTGATTGACCAATCACATTTCCAATAGCAGGAAGAGATGTCCCTCCGAAACCCATGGTTACTTGTCCATTAAGATTTGGCACATTAAACGTAGTCGACTCATCCCCAACCCCCCAGGAATAAAATCGTAAATTTTCAATTGAAGTAGATGTTGCATTTGGAGAAATTACAATATTGTTTGCGTCAACAATTGCATCAACGATAGTTCCCGGTTGAATCCCCGTTCCCGTAATGGACATTCCTTGATACATTATACTAGTGTCAGATAATCCTGAGACAGCCGTATCACCGCTAGTTAATTGAGCCGACTGAACAAATGTAATATTTGAAAATAAAGACGAGTACGTTACTCTGCTGACCTCGGCTCCATTGCATAAAAGCCATCCCGATGGAGCAACAGTTGAACCTGTATCAATAATCATTCCAGGCTGAAATGCTGTTGTTGGGTTAACTACATTTTGAATATAAGTTGGCAAATTATTTAAAAATACAGCTAATGTCTGAGGAACTAAATTAACAGCATCATAATATCCTATAATACTCGCACCATCCGAACCTGGGATTTCACTAAGCAAATTTGATCTTAATGTGCTTACATCAACATTTTCTTCTAATGTTACAGCCTGTATAGCTCCGCTTATTTTCTGCCATATTTGCTGATTACCCAAAACAGGTAAAACCTGATCAGAGTTTGACATTGGAAGGTAGCTGTTTATAGCATACCCAATAGATCTCAGATCTTGAAAGCTAGCTAATTGCTGAATTTCCAAAACAACCCTATTAAAAGCATTATCTAGATTTTGACCATTAAAGTTCTGAACTTGATTGAACTCAGTATCAATTGTAAATGCCATGTTTCTAGAAATCGTAACGATTGCCCCAGAAACGGGGATATATCCTGATTGAAATGTTATTGTTCCTCCGAGAATCTCGCCAACATTTTGAACCGTATATGCCGTACCAAGAGGTTGTATCTGAGAGGCAGGAATAACTGGTTGCCCAGGAGGCTGAACATAAACAACAATATCATTAAATGATGGAGGAGGATTAGCCATCAATACTTGGAAATTATAGGAATATACGGAAACAATTCCATTTGCAATATATTGCTGAATAGTAACTTGCTGAGGAAGCTCTGACATGATTAAAATCTCCTATTGTGCCCAGCCATATTGCTCTTGACCTGGCTGTAAGTATGGTTTTTTATCTAACAATTTATCAAAATAAGGCTCGATCCCCGGAACTGTTGCAATAGGTGATATCTGGCCTAGCAACTCCACCAGTCTATTGTCTAGACCTTGAAAGTTTCCAGTCAAAGCACCTGTACCAATTTTTGCGACAGTGGCTAGCTCATTCCCCAGTAATTTTATCGATGGAGTAGCTAAAAAATTTAACGCCATATCATGGTTCTGTTTTTTTGGATCCAATATTGTCATAAACATACCAACGCCTGGCGCCATCAATCCAATCAAAAAATTTAACTTTTGATTGGCATTCATGTCTTCAAAATCGGGCATAGTCATTCCTTTAACTGCATAACCCAACCATTGAGAAGCATACGCTAATGGAGCGGTCATAACGATCATATGAGCAGCATAAAGAAGCTTTGCCTGAGGGCCCTGCATATCCTTGTAGGCTTCATAAAATGTTTTCCTGAAAAGACCTAGAGGGTAGCTTTTAAATTGCATGAAGCTTTTTATGGCAAGTCCTGGAATTCCTCCAACACCACCCCAAGTGCTTGACATTTTTTCAAATGCACCTGGATTTATTATTGCATTTTCAACAGTTGTATTGAATAGGGAATATACATTTCTGTACAATGAATTCTTATATGATGAAAAAGAAACCGATTTGTCAGATTTTTCCCATAGCGATCTAATATCATCAATTGAAACCTTATCCACCGAATCAACACTCCATAATTTTTTACCACCTATCAACGATGAATGTTTTTTTAACACCTCCCATTCGTCAGGCGTTAAATTATGCTGCTTCCATATGTATTGATTCTGAGCAGTTAACTTATCAAATGTTTTATTTGTTTCTCTTCCATAAAGATTTGCAAGCATTTCAAGAGTGCTATGTCTAATACCATTTTCAAGACTTTTTGTTCCAGTCCAATAATAAAATTTATTGCCTAATTTATCTATCCAGTTTCCGGCTATATTTGACTCATTAAATTTAGCCATGTATCCAATCATGGTGTCAATGTCGGTCTTGAAAATGTTAGCCATATGGCGCCTGGCATCACTTTTCATCAATGGGTTATTAAAAATATTTTTAACATTAGCAAATGCTGTTTCAATGAATCCTTTTGTTCCAAACCCCTGTCTATATATTGCACCAGCGCTATTTGATATGTCAGAGATACTTTGCAAAGCAACTGTACCCAATCTGGCCATAGAGGTTAATGTACTCTGAGCCCTAATAAAATTATTAATTGTTGGATCAACAGAAAGATGATTCTGCCCCATTACTTGATTAAAAATATTATCTGTATGCTTAGCCGACGAAGCTTGTTCTTCCGTGTTTTTTTGAGCAAATTTCTTGACATCATTAAGCATTGAATATGGATTATCTCCAAATATGTCCGCCATTCCAGATTTATTTGCCGTCATATTTAGATCTTTTATTAACTCCTGGAAAAGATTTCCTGATCCATATTCTTCACTATACTCCATAGCTTCTCGCATTCCCTTCCAGACAAAAAATTGTCGAGACTTTTTTTCAACAGCCTCACGATCATTTGCAGCAACAGACTTAGTAAATATCTCACTTCTGTTTTCTGTAATATTTACATAAGTATTGTCTAATATTCTATCAACCTCTTCCATATTTATGGATCCATCATCATTTCTTGCTTTAGATCCACGAAACATTTTCTCAATATTAACTTTAGTTTTTATAAATTCACGCCATAAGGAACCAGATCCTTCAGTCCCATATTTATTTCCTTTAAAAATAGAAATAGCTGAATCAGCCATAGATCGACCACCAGCCAAAATTCTATTTCTGTCATGAAGATTCCCAAAGTAACGGTCTTCATTAAGAAATTCTATTGGCATTGCATTTGATTCGACCAATGTTTCTTTTTGAAATTGAAAATAACTTTTTAGCTTTTCAGATAGTTTTTTTTCAAATTGATTTGAGAATCTTCCCGTATCATAAGCTTCTGATATTCCAATTTGATTTTCAGGATTGATTAAATATTGCGTTTCTTCTTTCGTTAAATCATCAAACATAAAATTCATTAATTGATGTCGTCTTGTTGACTGGGCATTCTCAACATTATGTCCTTTATTCTTAGCTGATCCACGAAGAAGGCTATATGATTTGATTTTTTTCTCTTTCAATATTTTTGTGTTATGTTCGAATTTTGATATATTATTTGCTTTTGTCGCGCATCTTCCAAGCAATGATTGCCTAATATCCGATTGAGTTTCTTTTAACGCCTGCTTCAAAGCTGCATTACTTCCCAAATCTTTATATTGAGTTGCCTTTTCAAAAACATTACTCATGTATTCTTTTAATTCTGAATGATCAAACATATGCAGTGATTTCTGAGCAATTAACAAGCAATCATCAGATGACTTGCTTGCTCCCTTTCCTTTGTCTATTTTAGGTTTTTTTACTTTAGCCACTTATAAACCCCTTTGAACAATTTATTAAATTTTCAAAGACAGATTCGTTGTCTCTAAATTGCTCATATTTGTTTTTTTCTGAATGAAAATCCTGATCTAACTTTTCAGAATCAGATTTTTTAACTCTTCTAGTCTGATCATTCAAAATAGCATCATCAGTTTTTTTGTTCTTTAATTCTTTAACCGTGTTTTTTATTTTTTCTTTTATTTCTACAACTTCTGATTTAATTGGTTGAATTGTTTTTGCATCACCTGTCAATCTTTCGTATCTTTCTTTCATATAATTTAAAACATTCTCAGGTTTAGCTAACTTGCCAACCTGAGAATCAACAAAGTCAGTAAATCGACTTACAAGAGCAGCCATAGCCTCATGCTTTATCATCAAAGCTTCATCCTCTATGCGTCTCAATAAAATTTCAGCTTGCGGATGAACCTCAGAAAGATCTAACAATCTTTGATATGGAGCGCTATTCCTATAGTTATTATCCAGTCTTCTTAATATCTTTTCACGCAAAGAATTAAGTTCTTGAGCGGGAGTTTCAAACGGAATGGATCTAATATCTTCTTTAATTTTTAAAATAGCATCATCTTTAAACCATTTTTTATAACGATTTGATTTTCCAGACTGCAAGTCTTCTAGTTTTTTTCTTAATTTTAATTTATAAGAAACATTTTCAGGAACTATAAAGGGAGACTCTTCAGAATTATATTTTCCTTTATGCTTAAGATGATTGTAAATATTTCTCTGTGAAATAACTGATTTTTTTTTCAACCCTTTATGCAAATGTTTGTCAAGAATAGAGTCAAGCTCTTGCAACTTAGCCTCTTTCCCATTTAATTTTTTATTTGCATAATGAACATAAGCATCAAGCCCATCTTTAACCGATGGATTATCTATCATTTCCTCTCGATTAGAGTCAAGCCTCTCTCTTAAAGTATACTGAGAGACTGCTCTAGGATAATTTGATTCCCCAGAAGACAATTCATCTCCAATTGATGACTTTAATGTTTTAATGTCTTCAGAATGAATTAATTTTGTCCAAATTTTTCCGCTAATACGATCAAATGGCTGCTGCTCACGCTCTAAAATCTTTATAGCCATTGAATATAAATCAGGATTTTCCGGATGTTCTACGTGTAACTTGTAATATTCTAAATCTTCATCAGATAACTGACCAGACTTATGGGCTGATTCAACAGCCTCTTTTGACTCAGTTTCATATTTTTCATAAGCCTTGATTTCTTTAACCTTACTTATTGCACCTTTTATTTCGGTATCTTTTTGCGCTCTATTTAATTCAACTTCTTGTCTTAATGATTTCGATGTTGATTCTGCCGCCAAATTAACTTTTGAATTTCTTATTGCTCTACCAACGATCAATCCAAATGCACCAAGAGTAATCCCTATACCAATTCCAAGATTATCATTTAATGTTAAATCTGCTGCTTTCTTCCAATTATATGAATCTGTCGCAATATCATAGGTTTCTGCTAACTTTTCAGGAAAAATTGACGCCTTCATCCCAGCAGAAAACCCCGCTACGCTTTTTGCAGCCTTTCCAACGGTTATTGATGGTATCCAGTCAGCCAACTTTCCTGATGCAATTTTAGATAGAGGGGATCTAGCAAAATTTACTACTGCCGATGGCAATGCAGGCGATAAAGCGATCGCACTTTTTCCAATTAAGGCAGAAGCTCCAGCCTCAGCAGAAATAAATAGTGGAGCAGAAATAAGGCCATAAACGGCCATGTTACTTATATAGTTACCGGCTTTTTGACCAAACGAAAATCTTTCATCGCTCAAGGATTCACTAATTGCATCGATAGATAACTTGGCATTTTCTCTTATGTCATGATCAACTAATCCTATTGCCCCTAACCCAAGAACGGCAGTATGTCCTGCCAAAGCAGCACTTTCTCTTGCACTTTGCCATCCTGTTGGTTTGACAGGAAGCTCTCCTTGTCCCTTAGCTAATAGAGGATCATAGTTGTTTGTAAACACTAATATCTCCTACTAAGTTCACTATTGTGCTCTCTTTTTCCAGAGGCAGTAAATATTGGATTATCAACATCCTCACGAGCAGCAGACAATGTTGTTCCTAAATATAAATGATCATAATATGGTTGACCAGATGGATCCAAAAGAACATTTCCTCTCAAATTTACAACTGTCAGGTGACCTGTTGGAGAGCTAATTACCTTGTATGGGTTGTTAACATACTCTATTTCTAGTTGCTGCTTTGTATAACCTTCTTTGAGTTTTTTTCTGTAAACATCCCGAATCGCATGATTAGATATCATTTCCGCCTGGCTTTCAGAAACAGGAATAACATTAGAATCTATAGTAAAATTATTTCCAACTATAGGAGCATATCCTCTAGATATATTTGATGTAAATTCTTCCATATATTCTTTGTATTTCTTTATCTCAGGATCTCGCATTTGAACAGCGCGCCCCTTTATATAATTCATGCCCATTTCAACAGTTGCCGAAATTGGAGTTTCTCCCTTTACAGACGGAGAGTGTTCATTTATTTTTCTAAAACCATCAAGCCCTGACGTTGTCATTAAGTCGGATTTTATTCTTCCATCAGTAATAGGGTTTTTGTTGGAATCTGTTTTTATTTGTATAAGAGAGTTATTGTAATCAATTCCTTGCTTTTGAGTAATAGCAAGATTTGTCAAAAATGCAGAGTCAGCTTTTCCTTTTAACAATCCAAGAGTCATTACCGTCATAGCCTGAGCAGGGTTTCCCATTTGATTTGCCAAATAAGGCAATGCATCTTTTTTTGTTTTCCATATGTAGTTCAGGCCTTCCACAACTTTCCCATCAGGATCAAATAGGGATCGTTTAACAGAATTAACATGAGATGATGGAAATAATGTTCTGTATTGCTGGGGAATTTTCATCGATTCATATGTTTGATTTATAGATGTCAAAAATTCATTATGTATTTCAGTAAGCGCTTTTGATTTTACCTCATCACTATTTTTTGATGATTCTATAGCTGATTTTTGAGTCAAATATTTTTCCTGAGCTTGAGCTCCGGTCTGAACATTTGAAACATACTTTAAACCATCTCCATTTTCAAAGTCGGATACAATATTATTAAGCCTATCCAACATTCCTTGTTGAGAACCATTCCTTTCATGAATTGATTTTAGTTCTTTTATTTTATTTTGAATGTTCGGGAAAGAATCAGCCGAATATATCATTCCGTCTGCAATGTGAGCACCTTCTTTGTAATTATTTAATTTTATAATCGCATGAGGACTCTTTATTGAATAGAAAATAGCGGGATTAACTGTATGCCCTTGCGCATAAGCTGCTTTAACATCTTCTATAGAGGAATATTCAGAATTTAAGTCATATATTTGCCTAGAATTTTCATTTGTCGGAAGTCTTGCATTGTCTGTCGTTGAATCGCTAGAAAAAGCTTTTATTGCATGAAATGTGGAAGCTGTTGCATTTCCTTGTTTAATCGCGCTCACTATTTCATCATGACGCCTTATTTCATTTGACATCATATTATGCATATGGGCGCCTTCATGCGCCGTTAATATACCTTGAGAAACTTGCCCTCGAATTGATTCAAGCATTGCATTTTGTTGCTCGATTGCGGCCTTAGGATCTAAAGAGAACATTGACTTGCTATACGCTTCTAAATTTCTTTGAAAATTATTTAAAGTTTCAAATTTTGCTTGTTCTTGAATAACTCCTAATTGAGATTTTTTACCATCAAATGCAAGGGATCTCATTGTATCATCTGCCATAGAATCAAATTTTGATCTATCTGAGCTGTTCAAAAATGCGCTTTCTTTTATTATCTCTGCATTTTCTTTTGTTTTTTCGGCGATCATTGGCCCCATATTAGGATTTTCAAGAATTTGCATTTTTGCAGAGGAATTTAATTCTGAAAGCATGGCTTGCGATTGCAAATAATTTGTACTGCTAGCTTCCTGGGCCATATTTTCAGATTTTGAAAATAATTCTTTTGCCGCCACGCCAAGAACGGCACCCATTTTCTCAAAACCAGTAGCTTTTGTTCTAACTTCCGATTCTTTTATTAATGGTTGCCCTTCTTGAAATTGAGCAAATTCTTCTGCCATTATTTCTTACTCCCACTTTTCTTATAACTAGGCATTTTTGTTGAAATAGACGCAAAAGATTCAGCAGTTTCAAATATATCCCCAAATAAAGATGCTGATAAACTTCTTCTTACATTCGCCTTCTCTACATCAATATTTGATTTTGCCAAAGCCTCCTCTATATCCAGATTAGCCCCTTCTTTTGCGGAAATATTCAATGTATTTCTCTGAATAGCATTAAAACTAGGGGATGACATGGAAATCCCTCTTGTAGTAGCCTGAGCAACCTGTCTATCTAATATTTTTTCAGTTATAGCATAATTATTAAGTGCTTTTTGTTGGTAATGAAGAGTTTGCTGTTTTGACTGAAGATCCAACCCTTCCTCAGCTGCATCGGCAGCATCCATCTTATATCCTGCGCCAACTGCTTTGTTAACAGCCCCAATGCCTGCGATAACCATCATTGCCGTTCCTGGATCTGACATAATTCACCATTATATAATTGTAGAATCTATTTGATATGATATGCCTGTTATTTGCAAATCAAATGGAGAGTTCTGTGTTATAGAAAATGTTTCGAATCTATTCCAGCCAGTTACTAACGAAACAATTGCTGTCCCATTTTTCGGAACAACTTCTGTCGAATTCTGAATGTCATCGAATGTTTGCCAGTCAACTTGTGTTCCTGATATCTGGAAGTTTATTGTATTGAAATAATCCACATATATTCTACTAACATTTTTAAAATAATTTGACTGAGATGCTCCTGAGAAAACATACATCGGAGATATTCTTAACGGATACAATAATCCAATTATAACAGTCTCGGGAATTCCGCCAACATTTTGAACTGTTATTCTTCCATTAACAACTTTATATTGACCATAGTCCTCACCATTTGAAATAACCTGAACAGTATATCCATTGAAAGAGTTTAATCCTTGAACTAATCCACTAGCATCCATAAAAGCATCAAAAAAACCATCGACCTTTACATTGTCGTCAAATACTTCAATCGCATGAAGAGATGTCAGCTCATATTTCTTAATGAAATAAATTTTATTGTTTATTGAAACAATATCTTTAACGGTGACATTATCCTGAAACTTCACAGGGGTAAGAGCAGCCAATTTATATTCTGCAGCGAACTGAAACGCTGTAACGCTATTATCATCATTTAAATAATAAATGAAATTGTCCTGATTTATTGAACTTCCTCTTAATAAAGCTCTATTAATTGGATTTTTAACCAAATGAGCCGATGCAATACTTATGTTTGAAGAGGTATAAGAAAGACCAACCCCCTCAAAGTGAAAATTTATTATTGCATTTCCTTCTCTTGAAACATAATAACTATCATTTATATACGTAGTCGGCTTTATGTTTTCAGAACTTCCATAAGCAGATTGCTGCCTGATAGAAAATGTTCCTGGAGTTAATCCAACATTTTCATTTTGAGGAGCCACAAATTCATAATTTGTAGTATATATTTCAAATTGTTTTCCACCGTTCATCCAAAGAATAGATCCTGCGTTTGATTGTCCTATTGTGTACACAATAGCATCGGTATCTCTTGCAATACCAACATCAAAGCTTAATGGAGAATTTGTTTTTGATCCAGCGACAGTCGTAGGAAGCGATTTTGTCCCACCAAACCAAAGTCTATTTTGATAAAAAGCAACTTTGGAAGCATATCCTAATGTTGAACTCCAAATAGGCTGCTTTATTGAATATTGAGAGCCAAAAGTGCTAAATCCTGAAGCCAAAAAAGGAATTTGTATATTTGCCGTAAATGTCGTTATATGCCCAGATGGACTTCCGCTATTAACAACATTTGTAATTATCGCATAAGCAATTGGATCATTCACGCTATTGCCAGCCCCTATAATAGAGCCACCTATCCATTCAGATGTAAACCCAGTTGCGACGCCAACACCAGCTGTGATAACAAAGGTTAAAACACTTCCTGAAATTGAATAACTTACCGTGTAATTATTGTAATTTATATCCCCAAAATCATACGCTGGAAAAGGATATATATTCAAAACTTGATACGAAAATACAATAGATGGGCTATAACTACTAATGTAAATTCTTGCCGATGGATATGCGTTATGAGACAAAATTAAAACGTCATTATCTAATGAGTAATCTATGTCAGGCAAAACAGTAGACACGTAAGGAGTTGAAATAGATTGAACAAATGCGAATGGATTTATAGTAAACACATTAAACTGCATATCTTTAGATATCAATAAATAAAAAGTCCCATTATTATCAACAAATTCATACATCTGAGAATTAATATCAATATACTGAGACACATCCCCAAGAAACTTTGTTCCTTTTCTTTTTCTCGCCAGACCAGTTGTTGAGACCTCGCAGTTCAATAAGCTTTGAGCTGCTTTTAGATAAGACTCAATATCAGTCCTTTTCCAATTGATTGCGTCAACCTCTCCCATTGTAAAACTAGATTGCCTAGGCATTTTCATATATAAGTCTGCCTATTGAAATCATTATAAGGGGTAGATTGAGCATATCTTTGCATATCATTTTGCCTTATAGCATCGTCCAATTTTCTGGCATATTTATCTTCTAAAAATCTTGTTAATTGAGCATTATTTGTCAATGAAAGAGAAACCGTTGAAGCAGTATATAAAACAAGAGCTCTCATAAATAAAATTGGAATAACAGAGTAATCAACTTGATTAACTACATAGTAATATTGTATTGGATTTGCATTAGTACAAATAAAGTTATTTATGAATTCATAATATAATCCAAAGTTCGGATTCTGCGGAGATGTCTTATAAAACGAACCAAAATCAGAGGGAAGTTGGAAAGTCCATGGGAAATCAGGAGAGATACTCACAGGAAGAGGTGTAGCGTCAGCTTTATATATTATAGCAAAATTCCAATCAGTTCGTTGAAGCAACTCTCGAGACAACAAGTCAACTCTTGGAGATATGATTAGGCTAGCATCATCACTATTTGATAAATTTGCTACAGGAGGGCGACCTATTTCTGAAAGAACTTGATTAACAACTTCTAATTTTGATGGCACAACATTACCCCCTAATTAAAAAAGGGGGATACATGTGGTATCCCCAAAATTCTTCTATACTGTTGCTACAATTCTATAATAGGTGTCGACAATAAATGTTGACCCAGTTCCGCCTGTGAATGCTCCAGTTGCATTACTCAAATAGATGCCCTTATTTACAGATTCAGAAAAAGGAGCACCAGTTCCTAGGCTATCTTCTAACTGAAACATTGTACTAGCTGTTACAAAAAATGTAGCTGCTGCTAGTGTTGTGGATGCGGTTGCGCCAGCGCCATGAACAGTAGAGTCATATTGAGCACCAACAACTCCCCCACCAGCAAGAACAACAGTTCCATAAGTAAGACCAATATCAACTTGATCTACAGATATCAGTGTATTAGCACCATAGGCTGGAACCAAAAGAATTGGGGTCGCATACATTCCATTCCATTGAGCCGCTGTTAATGCAACTCGAGAATGCAGAACATCTTGCGCAGTTTGAACCAGGCTCCAATTTTCTAAAATAGAATCATAAGTTACTTGAAAAGCCCCAAATGTTGCAGAAAGACCTGTGTTCATAGGAAATACACTGGTATCTGAATAGTTTACATAAATAATATCGTTTGGCTTAATAAGCTTATTGATATCATTAAGATAACCAGCGGTAGTAATTGTTGAATAGTTATCAGCTGTTGATGCGCTAAATAGCCCAACAGCGGATCCGTCTAAACCACCAAAAATAGGTGTGAAAGTTTCAAAACCAGACATTATATTTCTCCTTATGCATTTTCAGTGAACGGGTTTTTACAAGTCAAAAATACAATACCATTGTATTGAATAATTAACGCTCCACTGGTTAAGATTGTTAGAAGCTCCCATCTATCTTGTTGTGGCAACCAAGTTATTGATGTTGACACATCTCGATTAAAACTTTGAACAATTGCATCACGATGAACCATAGGAACAAGATATGTATTTACACCCAAAGAAGATGTGAAAGGAATTTGATTTATTCCATTAGACCCAAGGAACCTCATATCACAACCTAGATAACCTCTAATTTTATTATCAGTCAGAGGCTTTACATCGTTATAAAAGAAATTTACAACTTTGTCATCGTCATAAAAACCTTCTTTTAATAGTGCGGGAGACCAAACAGAAACAGAGTAATCCTGAACATCAACACCTTGACTTTCTAAATATGAAATACCAGCGGCCATTTTTCCTTCATTTAATGAAGTGTTTACGCCTGTCGTACTTGGAATAACATTAATTGTTCCTACACCAGCATCACTAAATATTGCATTAATTTTAATAAAATCAGTCATACGAGCAGCAGCTAATGCATGTAATTTTGCATGATCAACTATCTTGTCGAAGTTAAACAAGGTTTTTTCACCACCACCAATGGCAGTTTTAACGTGAAAATCTTTTGTAACGACCTGACGATTTGTTTCATTGACAGGACTTATTGGGATGTCGGTTGGCGCGAAATTTCCCTCATCCATTTCGATAAGGTCAGACACTGGAACATTTAACGTTGTTCCTTTGGTACCATGACGCTCATCAACGGTATCCATAAGCTTCATGTTGTTTTGATATTTTAGTGTTACTTCGGTATCAAACAACTGCATTGCAGTCGCTTCATTTATTTGGTTAGCCATGGGCAACCCCTTTAAGTAGAGTAATCAATAATAGCTTCTTATTGACCATCTATCGGGTTGCCCATTCAAGGAGCCGATAACGTCATGATCTTACAAAAAAGGTTGCCTGTTTCCAGAGCTTTCGTGCGGATGAGTAAATTATACTCTAATTCAAGTGTATTGCAATATCATTTTTTAAATCTTTCCTCTGAAACTTCACGAGCCAAGTTTATATATCTATTTCTGTTGTTTTCATTTGGATTTTTCTTATATTCCAAAGCAACCTTATGCAGCTCACCCTCACCATCATAAGATGACTTAGGAACCGATGTTGATCCGCTGCTCATTCCAGGAGCCTGACTATTCAACAACTCATTTCTGTGCCTCATCGCATCGCTCATGGCATTTTTATCCTTTATAAGTTTGGTTAGCACGGTGTCATGCAAAGATTCAGGGTAAACCCTTTTTACATAATCAGTAATGACATTTAAATTTTCTTCCCCTAAAGATTTCTTTGATTCTTCAAATGCAGATAACCCACTTTGGATCCTGCTATGCATGTCTTTTGTCATTTTTTCAAAATGCGCTTGATTAAGGCCTGCATTTTTAGCCATGGACTTCATTTCGGATATCTCAATATCCCGAAGAGAAACTCCATCCGGAATAGAATAATCATCAGGAACAACCATCATCTTCTTTAATTCATTTGCCTCACGAATTGCATTAACGGCATGACCGTATGCAGTTTCAAGCTCCTCAACTGAGCCAAATTTACCAGCATATGATCTTGGCTCAGATATCACAGAGGCTATTGTTGATTCTGAAATTGTTTCATTTATTAATTCTGACATTTTCAATCCTTTATCCGGTATCATCTTTATGAGGCCTTAAGCAAACGGATCTTGATTTTAAAAAAAACTTTAAATCACTCTCCATTCCTTTTAGTTTATTCTCTAAATTTGAATTTCTAATTTTAAGAAAAAACAATTTATCCCTAATTGTTTCTCCTGGAATTGATTTTTCAAGATTTTCAAAAAAAATCTCGTTAGGCAAGTTAGGAAAAATCATCATTTACCATTTTATCAATCATGATAATAGTTAATTTTATATGTCTCCACACAGATCGCCTTCCATCATGCCATGCAAAATTAGCTTCATTAAGCTCTTGAGGCTCTTCCATCAAAACTGATTCTGACATTATATTCAATAATTCTCTTCCTTGATCGCTTAATTCAAACAAAGCATAAATTTTGAACTGCACTTTGTCAATTTTTTTTGAAGAAACCAAGTCTTTCAATTTATTTATATCCATCAAATCCCTACTGTAGACTGTTGTGGAAAACTAACTTTACCCGCCGCTGTGCTTGGAGTTGGCTGAGCAGCTAACTGATTTGCTTCTTGAGCTTGCTTGGCCGCCATTTGCATCATTTGCATCAATTTCTCTTTTGAAACAAATAATTTTGACTTTAGATTAAGAACGTTCGTTAAAAATTCTTGAGTTTCACCAATATCAATACTTGCCATTGCAGCTCCTTGACCAAAAAACTGCTGCTTTATCTGCATATTTGTTATGAAGTGATTCAAATCATCTTGTTTTTGAAGATCAAAAAGTGGAGATTCAAATGAAAATCGAAATTTAGAAATATTAAAGTTCCTAATGTTTGCCCTATCAGAAGTTAGCAACCGCCTATGATGTAGTATTTTTGCTGACACTTCAAATATCTGCTTCGGAAGCTCATTTATCAATCTTGAAATATCGGTGCTTGCTGTTCGCTGCGCTCTGTTTTCTCGAATAGACACTTCAGTTGCAGATTTGACAGGAGCATTTATTTCCCCCAATGGATCAATCATAAATCCCTTTATTATAAATTGCCTCATGTCTTGTATCTCAGATAAAACAGAGTGATATTCCGGCATCTGCATGGCCTCCACAGGATTTCTCCCTTGAGGGCTTCTAACTATCATTGCACCAGCCCACTGTCTGACAGAGTATGGATTGAAATAAGCGTTCGAATCATAAAACATAGGGGGATTTGCTTTGAACGCCATAGATTGTCTATTATACATAACAAGTCTATTCAAATCTTGAATCATAGGAAGCAAGTCGACACCAATACCTCTTCCATCTGCCTCTCCTGGTCGAACTCTATCTCTGTACACTATAATTTGAGGATAATTTCTTTCAACTTCAAATAATGGATTAAATGGGTCTTCTTCCATCGTTGCGTATATGAAAAAACTATCTTCTGATAATTTTATTTGCCCATAAATAACAATAAAAATATCATTTGGAGATTCTTTTATATTTACTTTTTGAGTTCCTTTGTATTTTGGAAATGCATCGTCAACTTGTCTGCCCGTCATTTTGCATTGATACCAACAAGTATTAAGAACGTCATCAGTACTATATTCAATGTAAAGAGCGACGGCAGGAATACTTCTAAAATAAAGAGGCGTATTGTCGTCAATCGATTCCACCCACAACGCGCCTGTACCACCAATAAGATCTAAATTACTGCTAGACACCACTCGAGATAAGTTGGATTGATTGATATAGAAGAATATCCGATCATTCATTTCGTCCAAAATAGGCTTAGACGCCTCTATCGCATCCTGCTTAAACATGTGAGGATCCATTGTTAGTTTCCCCCACGTTCTATCTTTAGGCAACAATAGACCATGCAAATCATTGCTTCTCTGATATGCAGCTAAAACGGCAGTGTTGTCCCATACGCTAGCAGTTACTGGCTTTCCGTCGTCTCTGTAATTGAATTTAACATTCATAGCATCCCTATCTGGGATCACATAAAAATACAAATCTTTGTATAGAGCAAGCCATCTGTCTTTATATTGTTTTGATTCGTTGTATCTTGCACTTAATTTAGAATAATCCATTATAAAGCTCCACTGTCACTCGTTGATTTTGCAACATTCGGATTAGAGCTAGCCCAGTTTTCCTTGCCCGATGACTTTATAATTGACAATCTTGTGTCGTACATTGATCTTCGCTTAGTCTCAATATCTGCTTCATTTTGAGAAATCTGCTTATCTAACAATTCATTGCTTCTTTGAGTGCTTGAATCTGCTTCTCTATCATCCATTTGATCTCTCCCATGCATACAAAATTTCAAAATTCTTTTGATTATCGTATTTTAATAACTTTTTGTACAGATGAACCGGATCATATGTAAACCCAATGTCAACAGCGGCTACAGATTTGCAGAACTCATTACATGATTTGATGCAAAGAGGGAACCATTTTGATTTGTAGCGAGATGATGTAGACAAGCAAATCATAGACTCAATTGATTCAATAGTTTTAAGTCTTCCAATCAACTTTAATAAGCTTTTTGTTCTTACAATTCTAAAATCAATTCCTGATGTTGAAACTTCTAACAGAACATAGTGTTTCCCATCAAAAACTATTATGTTGCAATGAAGATATTTTTTATTTCGTATGTATCTTACCTGTTTCCCTACAGCTTTATTATAAAAAATAAACAAATAAATAGAGCTTATGTCATTCATCTTCGTTTTTGATTTCCTGAGGCGCAAGAACTTTGCTCAATAAAGCCTTTATCTCATTCATCTGATCTTTCATTTCTAGCATCTCCTGCGCATTCACAGCAAATGAGCTTGCGTGACATCTTTCAAGAAGCCAAGCCTTTGCTTGCCAAGATTTATTATCTTTTGAATTAATATATTTTAATTTTCTCATTGCAGATTTTGCTCTAACCTGCTTTATAGTCTGCACAAAAATAGAGTACGCCGTCTCTATGTTTTCATCGATATCTTTTTCGCCTTTTGACATCCAATTATAAAAACATCTTTCTTTTACACCAGCAAGCTCATGAGACATTCGATTTGGAAGTCCCGCTTTTATTCCATCATATATAATCTGCGCAACATCTTCAGTCAGATTACTTAATCCATGCGGTTTCTCTATCATATCAACCAATCTTATTCTTCGAGACATTATATTTTACCGAAACCTTTACAGGCTCAGCGTGATTACAGTGATATGGCTTGTATCCAGGAAAAGGAATGCTCATTGGCTCCCGGTGCTTAGTATCCTGAGTTTTTGGACCACCAACCATTTGGTGCACGCCTAAATCTGTCCCGTAAGTTTTATGAGTAGACTTATGCATTTTAACCTCTGTCGTTAAACAATATTCTTCCGCTCATTCTATCAACTTTTCTCATTGTTTCGCCATGCATTTTTCTAATTCCAGCCAATGCTTCTACTGCCTCTTCTTTATCTTTCTTTATCTCTTCTTGAGTTTTCGGTTTTCGACCATTTTGTTTTGACATCATTCGTCTCCTTTGATTTTTATAAACAATACTACACAATATGTATTAAAATCAACTTGCAAGTTTGCTTTTATAAAAAAATCAGGATACTATTGCTCAATAATTTAACAAATTAAGGCAGATTCATAGTGATCGCAAATACAGAAACAAAAGTTGCAATACTAGAAACAATAAATTCTCAAGTAATGAGCTCGTTATCAAGGATTGAAGCAGTTTACAAGGACACGGAAATGAGATTTGGAAAAAAATTTGACGGAATAGATGACAGGCTTGATAGAATAGAAAGCAGAATGTGGTCAATAATGATGGGTATGGTAGCTTGCTTTGGGGCAACATTAATGAGCATGTTAATTCACGGAATGGGTTGGTTGTGAGAAACATCGATAAATTGAAAAAAATTATGCTTACTCACAAATTATCAATTTCAGAAATAGCAAAAATGCTAGGAATTAGAGCAAGAAACATATACCCGTGGTTTGTTTGTCGAGAAAAAAATTGGTCGAGAGGGGTTCAGGATTCTCATTTAAGAATTATTGAATCTAAAATAAAAGATAGGGAGTGTAAAAAATGAAATCAAGAAATGATCAACTTAAAAAAATAGAAAGGATAGTAGTAAAAATTTCTAGAGAAGCAGAAATAGATCGGTACTCAACGAATAGAAACACAATGTTCCATACAAATCTTGACGAAGCTATTGAAAAAAGAGACGAAGAATTAATCCAAATTCCAAAAGAATCAAAATGCGTTATTTTATAAAATAACAATAAACAAATAGGCTAATATTGTACATGTAAGTTTTTGAAATATTATGCCAATTACTTATTCATTTCGCCCTTCGTGGCGAATAAATAATATTATAATTTCAGATAGGTTTCTATTATTTTTTTTGCATCTTCAAATCCGTAAGCGACTTTAGCTTCGTAACTAATGGAGTTCATTTTGTCAATCCAGGATTGTTGGCTTGCGGAAACTATCGATTTTTTATCTCTTTTTAACTCAATCCACAATCCATGCTTTCCACCATTTGGGTAGGCCAAAAAAAGATCTGACACGCCAGACTTCACCCCCATTCTTTTTCTGTTAAGCCCTTGAATGGGACTTGTTTTTCGTTCGTTTTCTATACACACAAGATACTCTCTTAGAATTGGACTATATTTAGCCCATTCAATTATCGATTTCTGAATCTGATGCTCTTTTGGTATTATCTTCATTTCATTTCTTATCCCTCCAAATTCTGCAAAAACTTATCTGGATACGAAACTGTTTGTTCTGTATACCAAACTTTAACACCATAAATATTTTTAATTATTACATGAAAAAATCCAAGATCTTCATGTAAATCTATTACTTTATCATCTTTCATTTCGGCATCTCCGGTCTATTTTTTATCCATATTTTTCTGGGCGTCATCTCTTAATCCCCAGTTTACAAAAAACCTCATTATTACATTGAGACTTCCATTCTATTTTTTCACAACCATCGTTTTTCATGATGATAACCAAAAATTTCCCTTCTTCTTCGGAATGCTCAGTATCTTTTTCTTCAAAATCAATCATTAGGACTCTCCGGTAGTGGCATCCACTGATACCCTCTCATTTTTCATTGTAAAATTTATCCCATTCTGTTGTTGCGTACAATATCTCTTCAGCCAATTCCATTGCGCTAATCTTGAAACTTTCCCAATCTTCTATCTTTCTTGCTTCGCTCATAATATCAAGGCACTCACAAATCCTATTCTTAAGCCATACTTTCCTGGGTATCAAAGCAACAATTTCTTCACCAGGAAGGCAAATTCTGCAATTTAACTCGCAATAGTGTTTTTTCATCGAGCAATGCCCAGCTTCTTAAAAACCTCGTTACGCGCGATTTCAGAGGCTTTTGACATAACCCTAGGCATACCCATTGGATTTCTATTATCTATTGATTTTGACTCAAATTCTTTTGAATTTGAGGCATTTAAGAATGATTCTAGCAAAGGAGACACACTTTTAGCCCTTGGCTCTCTCTTTGTCCTGGCAATCACTTCGCTTGAGAACGGGAGCTTTACGTAGTTGCTTGTCACAGCAAATTTCTCTTTTTCATCAGCGTACTCTAGCTTTCTGGCTCGTTCGGATTTTGGCATTGGTTCTGAGAAGTCGTAGTAGCTCATTTCAATCCCTACATGATTTTTCATTGCTGTTTAAAAACCTAACTGCTTCCGATATTTTTACCCTTACTTCTTTTGGTAAGTTTGAAAATTCTCTCACCACGTAATCGCATATTAAACATCTACAAATCCATTCGTTATTGCTTGGCAAAACAATGTCTTCTACAGAAAGAGTTTTACAGCACTCATTGCACCCGTATTTTAAATTTCTTAATTTTTCATTGATAAAACATGTAGCTATTTTTCCTTTCTTTTTTTCTAGCCTTACTTTTTCGTAGCAGTCTACGCAGTATTCTTCGTTTAAATCTTTATTATCATATTTTATTAAAACCCATGCATCGTGAAGTTTGGAGCAAGTAAAGCAAAATCCAGTTGACTTATATTCAGACATTACATTAACTCCAGCTGTTCATTTCTTTTAAATGTGAATGTTAGTTGAATTATCTTTTTACCAATCTTATCGCTAGCAAAATAATCAATTAGCCACCCCTTTCTTCTCATATCATTTACACATCGATCTATGATCACTTTTTTAAGATTATGGTAAACATCCTGACAGCTTTTAGGAGCATCCATCAGGGTACATAAGTCTGAGACGCTAACTATCCATTTTCCTGTTTTTTGATACGTCAATACTATTTCCATCATTCTTTGAGAGTACATCGACTTTATGCCCCTCATTTCCTCTATTCGATAAATCGTGTAGTTATTTTTCAACTGCGTGAAGTACCTTTCAAGATAAGGATTAAAGCAAAATGATATTTCTCCCTTAACCTTGTTGTGATGTTTTCCAACCAACCATCTATGCTCGCCCTTTGAATGGATTGATCTTGTTTTATCATCCATAAATTTCAAACTTCTTTCGTAAAGCTTATCTGAAGCTTCTTTCATGTCTTCATAAGCGTGATTTAGAGGTATTCCATAAAGCTCTGAGTATTCTTTAGCAGTAATCGTTATCATCTTTCTGTAGGAAGCAAAACCGCTCTTACCATTAACTTTAGACAAACCAGCTATCAATATTCTCTTCTCATTAAAATCTAAACCGTGTATCGCGTATAAAGAGATGTCTTTGTCTGCCATGATCCACCTCTTCGTTTTGTCTTGTTTTAATTCTAAATCCATTTAGCATCTCCATCAATAATTACTTTTATTTATTTTACTACTTTTTTATAAAAAGTAAATAAAATGCTTTTAATGGTTTTTTAAAAAAAGAGACTCGTGTTTATTACTTGCTTATAATCTTAAAAGCTTGTTTATAATCTTGTTTATAGGGTAGTGTAAGCTGTTGATTTTAATATGAAAGTAGGCGAGAAAAAGTATAATTAGGGACTACAAAAGTATGATTAGGGACTAAAAAAACATGATAAAAGTATAATTAGGGACTACAAAAGTATAATTAGGGACTAAATTTTAAAGTTATCCACAGATTCTGTTGATAAGACTGTGCGCAATTTCAGATTAAGAGATGTTAATTTAAGGGAATCAAAGAGTTAAACTTATGACTAATTTTTAATAAGATTTTGCCGTGGAACATAAAATTGGTTGCTCCACGGAATGGTCGCCCTTGAAAACTCGCGCGCAATAAACTCCTCGTTTATTGTGTATATTCCTTCTTTTGCCGATAAGTCCCCTAACCTAGCGGCGTTTTTTATTTTATTAAATCAGGATTTTCGTAAATATTTCCAATTACAACGTCAGACTTCGAGAATCCATGCTCAACAAAAAACCCTGCTGACTCGCTATCCCATTTAACGATTCTGTTTCCGTTCAAAATATCGCTTTCGTAAATATCGACACCATTTTGATCCTTTAGTCCTGTGTATTGCATTATAATTGATTCATCGCTATAGTGAACATGATACATCCAATTAATAAACTCTCTTAAATCATCAAAATCAACCATCCTATTTTGTATAAAAATTCTAAACTTTATCTCACGCATCACTAGCCTCGATCTCCACTTGAGCCATTTTAAGTTCTTTGCGAATCTCTTTTACTGTTATAATCTTTTTTGGTTTAGCGGCCATTAATTTCCCCTTCCACTATCGTTAATTCTGCTAACTTTAATCTGAACTCGGGCGTTATTTCTAACAAGCTGCTCAAATTTATTGGCTCTCCGTTTCTTTTTTCTATCAGTTCGTACAAGTGAAGTTCAAAACCTTGCAAAAGATGAGGCATCAAATAATTTCCATACCCTATAAATAAATCTGAATATTCAGGATTGGATACCAGTTTAAATGCCTGACCATTATAGTGTCTTTTTGTGGCATCAATGATGTCTTGTTCTTCAATTATCACTATTGTTTTCATCTCACTCCTCCCTCTCGATTTCTTCAGTCATTTTTATTCCTCTAACATAATAAACTCAATCGATGGATATGATTTATCAAGATTAAACTCTTTATCGCAAAGCGGGCAATAATGAATATACTTGGGAGGATGAACCGACAAACAAATATGCTTGTTAAATAATCTAACACCATTGTTAACTGGAGAATAACATTCATCGCAATAATAATAAATTTTTGATGCTTGGACAGGAATTTTTACTTCAGGCATATCACGCCTCCCACTCGATTTCTATTTGTATTGAATCCATATCAAAACCTTCAGCCCACTGCTTTGCCTTTTCTTTTGATGAATAAATATCTCTACTTGTTGTTGGCAAGTCATGTTTTGATTTATATAAATTTACCCACCCTTTCTTTTTTGTGGGAGCCATGAATAATCCATTAAATGAACCCTCAATGGAATATTTCATGCAATAAAGATACCCATCTCTTCTTTCAAATAAAAATTCAATGCTATTAAGTTTTTCCCAAAACTTAAAATCGACTGCTATGCTTCCAGTATTATCAACAACCTTCTCACCCGCCATCGCTTTATCTAAATCAAATGGTTTCATATCCTCATCTTTATTATTAACCACAGGACTTGACATCTGTTTTTTAAAATCTTCGGCTTCTTTAGATCTACAAATATAGCAATCTATTATCCCTTTTTCGTAAACAGAATTGCATATTGGACAAAACCAAACCCATGAATAATTTTTCATTATAAAACTCCAATTTTTTCTAATTGATTGTCAAAATTTAAACTCTATATTTTTACTTTCAGCAAGATCAAATATTAATTTCTTTGTTCGATCGATGCAGTTACCCCCTTTTTCTAAAAAGGATATAAAGGGTTGCGTTACTGACAACGCGCTGGCTAACTCTTTCTGTGTCATTAAAAGAGCTATTCTTAAGTTTTTAATCCCACGTATTTTTATCATATAAGTCTCTCAAGGTTTGTATTTACAGATAATACTAGAAATAAAAAAAATATCAATCATTTATATTGACGAGTATCAATGATTGATATAAGCTGGCCTAGAACTAACAAAAAAAGGATTTTAACAATGAATAATTTAGACAAACAAATAATCTCATTATCATTAGAAAGTTTAGGACTTAAATTATTATCGTGTCACTCAAAAGTAGAGGAGGATGAAGAAACTATAAGAAAATATATACCTATAATAGTAAAAGAATCTATAAAAAACAGAAGGGGCGATGTAATAAAATCAATTATAGATAACGGCCTTATCACGATTGATCACTTCTACTTTATAGCATCAAGGAATAATTAAAATGACAGATTTCCAGGTTTTTACTGCATTTTTACTAGCCTTATCCTCTGATGCAATGATAGTTATATTTTCAGTTGCATATTTATGTAGAGAATATGGGTCATTAAAGCGATTTATCTACAATAGGGCATGCGGATTAAAAAAAACAATATTCAGAATTATGAACAAGGAAATAAAATGATAGAAACAATGGAGTTTAATCAATACATAATAACATCAAGAAAAACAGGAAAAATGACAAACATATTTAAAACAAAAGAGGATGCAAAGAAGTTTATTTTAGAAAATGATGGTTTTGAACTAACAGTAAGTGAAAAAACTATACAAATAAATTTATTAGACTATCTTCTCCGTAAGAAAAAGCCAATAAATCATGAAAAATTATTAATGAAAAATCAATGGTTGCCGAGCTTATTATGAAAAGAACTTCATACACAGAAATTAAAGACATGAACGAAGACTTAATCTCAAAATCAAGCAAAGAGGATCTAAAAATGTATCTTATTGCTCTAGACTCGTATAGAAAAGCGTTGTATGACACACTAAAGGTTATAAAAAACAATCATTACATGTCCATGAAATTCTATGATGAAAAAATAAACAAAATAAAAGAGAGGATTAATTCTTTATGAAACCAGGAATATATAATAGCCTATCAAATGAAGACTATCACTCCAGCGATGGGATAAGCAGATCAGGCGTAATGGCATTCAAAAAATCTCCACTTCATTACTGGCATGAATATGTAAATCCAAAAAGAGAGACTAGAGAAAAAGATACGCCATCTACTATATTTGGAAACGCATTTCATACCTATATTCTTGAAAACGAATCATTCAAAGATAGATTTATAGTTTGCGATAAAGTCGACAGGAGAACTACTGACGGGAAAAAATACTGGGCGAAAATTCAAGAAGAAAGAGGAGGTAAATCAATTATTGACATTGATGACTACAATCAATTATCCGATATGGCAAACAGTTTAATGAACCATGATCAGGCTGGTAGACTTATATTCAATGCTACTTACGAAAACTCAATATACTGGAACGACCCTTTAACAGGAGTTCTTTGCAAATGTCGACCTGACATCATGAGCAACAATATGATTGTTGATCTAAAAACGACAGATGACGCAAATCCAGATACATTTCGATATTCAATCAGAAAGTATGGGTATCATGTTCAAGCAGCCATGCTCTTAGATGGAATGAATGCAGCTAAAGGAACAAATTGCAATAATTTCATAATAATTGCAATAGAGAAAAACCCACCTTACGCTTGCGCTGTTTATGTTCTGGACGAAGCTGCCATTGATATTGGACGTGAATTTTATAAGTCGGCTTTAGTTGACTACAAGAAGTGCTTTAACGAAAACAAATGGCCAACTTACGAAACTCAAACAATAAGCATTTAAGGAATCATAAAAAATGAGCAATTTACAATCAAAATCACAAGTATTTGATATAGCAACAATTGACGAGCACGTTTATTCAGCAATGAAAAACTCAATTTATCCTGGGGCAGCGGATAGCAGCATTGCAATGGTTTGGTCGTACTGTAAAGCTAGATCACTTGATCCTCTTCAAAAACCAGTTCACATTGTCCCAATGAGTGTTAAGGACGCAAAAACAGGTAAGTATGATTGGCGCGACATAGTTATGCCAGGAATTGGCTTGTATCGCATTCAAGCTCAACGATCTGGCTGCTATGCTGGCCAGAGTGACCCTGAGTTCGGGGATGACGTTACAGAGACCATTAGCGGCGTAACAGTAACATATCCAAAGTGGTGCAAAGTCACTGTTTCTAAAATGATGAATAACGGAATTATCGTTGAGTTCTCAGCAAAAGAATTCTGGAAAGAGAACTATGCAACATCTGGAAAGGATAGCTCATCACCAAACGCAATGTGGAAGAAAAGGCCATACGCTCAACTAGCAAAGTGTGCTGAAGCTCAAGCCCTTAGAAAGGCATTCCCTGACATTATAGATCAGTCCCCTACTGCTGAAGAGATGGAAGGGAAAACATTCGAGGATGGCGTTGTTAGCACGCAAACGTCCAGAAAAGAAATTTATTCTGCTCACATCAATAATTTGATTTCTGAGAAAGAAGAAAGCTCAATAGATTTCGTAGCTTTAAGAGCTCAGCTTGAAGATGCTACGAGCATAGCTGAGATGGACAAAATAGCTCTGACGATTCCAAAAAAATATCTTCAGACAGAAGAGGTTTTATCGCTTAGGAAGCTTTACAAGGAAAGAGCTGACTTCTTCAAGGCGAACAAAATAACAGGTGAACTTGACATTCTCGATAAAAATGGAGAGATAACAGCAAATATTGATGAAATTCCTGAGCATGATCATGTTGTATCTCCAATAATGTATGAACAGGTTAAGAAGCAACTTGAGAAAGCTAAATCCAGAGACACGCTCGACATTGCAGCTGACATGATTCGAGAGTGCCCTATCGAAAACCATGCGGAGCTAAATTATATTTATGTTAAACGTCAGAGCGATGTTAAATAATTGATAAGATTATGTTACCGAAGCATATAGATGAAATTTTATTCAATATTTTAAATATAAACCCGGGAGTAAAAAAAATGTCATTTTTAGGTGAAATATTAGGATATGACAATTATGGTCATTACCTAATGGGAAAGAATAAAGACAATAAAATTAATTGTATTTCCTGCGGGATAAGCTCTTATATTCACACAGATTAAATGAAAAATGAGTGCATGAAAAATATATACCAACAAAAGGAACTAAAATAATGAACATAGACAACTTAACATTTGCACAGATAAAAGAAATTAAAAGTATGTTTTCAGAACCAACAACTGAAAAATCGCCATGGATAATTGGTAAGCCATATTTTATTAGAACAGTAACAATGCATCTTGTAGGAAAATTAACTCTATTAACAGATAAAGAGCTGCTATTAGAAGAATGCTCATGGATCGCCGATAGCGGGAGATTTCATAATTCACTAAAAGACGGAACGCTAGATGAAGTAGAGCCATTTGTTGACAATGTTATTGTCAATAGAGATTGCATAGTTGATGCAACAGAATGGAAGCATGAATTGCCAAAAAAACAAAAATGAGCATATCAATATTTCAAGCAGGGTTTGATAGGCCTGAGTCTTGGTGTAGATCTTGGTGTAGGTCTATGTCTTGGTCTAGGTCTAGGTCTATGTCTGGGTCTTGGTGTAGGTCTTGGTGTAGGTCTATGTCTGGGTCTAGGTCTAGGTCTATGTCTGGGTCTAGGTCTAGGTCTAGGGCTTAAAATTATTTATGGAATTAAAATGAGCATATCAATATTTCAAGCAGGGTTTGATAGGCCTGAGTCTT